GACCCAAGAATCCATCATTAAATGTCTACAAAATGGATCGCTAACATCCTACGAAATGGAGAATCTAACTGGCATCCCAAGGACTTCCCTTGTCGCTGCTTGTAAGAAAATGATTCGTAAGAAAGAACTTACTGCCGAAAAGATTAAAAGTGGACGCTCTTGGATACAAAAGTACACACTACAACCACGCATGATTCAGGCCACAAAAGCCGCCAATGATGAGCCTTATGACAAGCTAAACCCTTTTGACATTAGAAACGCTAAAGGCATCTTCACTAAGTCTGAATATGCTTCTATGAACGCACAGGCTATTCGTTTGTTTGGCAGAAAACCAACAAATGAAATCACCAACAATCAATTTATTTGATACAATGTTTTGAAACACGGCTAGGAATGGATTGATCCCCGTTCCGAAAAGAGAAGTCTCCCCTCCTGCCGCAGTTTCTTTTTGGGAGAATTGGAACATGAGACAGCTATGCACTATTACCAGTTTAATATTGGTGACTACAACAGTCACACCATGCACCTTTCTGAGATAGAGGATTTGACCTATAGGCGATTGCTTGATTGGTACTATTTGCATGAATCTTCAATACCACTTGATCTAAATGAAGTTTCTAGGCAGATTCGTATGCGAACGCATAGCGACTGCATTGCGACTGTATTGCAAGAGTTTTTTGAGCGCACTCCAGACGGATGGGTTCACCATCGTGCTGACAAGGAAATTGAGAAGGTGGGCGACAAATCTCAGAAGGCAAGTGCTTCTGCTAAAGCAAGATGGAGTAAACCAAAGGATGCGAACGCATTGCCAACGCAATCCGAACGCAATGCTACACAGAACACAGAACACATTACACACAACACAGAACACAAAAAGAAAGCAACTATCGTTGCACCGCCTGAAGGCGTTTCTTATTCTGTTTGGCAAGAATTCAAATCTTTGAGGAAAGCCAAGAAAGCCCCGATAACCCAAAGAGCCATTGATGCAATTCAAAGCGAAGCTCAAAAGATTGGATGGTCGCTAGAGAAGGCTTTAGAAGAATGTGTGATTCGTGGTTGGCAAGCATTTAAAGCAGATTGGGTCGTGAAACCAAACCCCGCAGATATTGCGAGGCTCACAGTTCCATCAAAGAATGAGCCTAACCTTGCTTTGTTGAAAATAGAGGAGGACGCAAAAAAAGCTGTACCGATTCCGCTTGAAGTCTTGGCTAAGATGGCTGAGTTGCGGAGAAGTGTATGAAAGTGTTGCCAATAAACAACTTTGAAGTTGAGCCTTGGTTGCTTGAAAAACACTATGCCAAGCGGATGCCTCAAATAATGTTTGCGTTTGGGCTTTACAAAGATGACATTCTGGTTGGAGTAGTGACTTACGGCATTCCCGCATCACCACCACTTTGCATGGGAATCTGTGGCAAAGAATACTCAGACAAAGTTTTAGAACTAAACCGAGTCTGTTTGTTGGACAACCACAAAAACGAAGCATCATTCCTTGTTGCGAACTCAATTAAGTTATTGCCAAAACCAATGATTGTTGTTTCATTTGCAGATACAAGTAAAGGTCATGTTGGCTACGTTTATCAAGCCACCAATTTCCTTTACACGGGTTTATCAGCAAACAGAATTGATTGGACAATCAAAGGACAAGAGCATAAACACGCAAAGACCATTGGTGATGGCCTAACCTTGGCAGAGATAAAAGAGCTTCATGGCGATGACTTTTACTATGTCGAACGATCTAGGAAGCATCGTTACATCATCTTTCACGGGTCAAAGACTGATAAAAAAGTCATGCGATCAAAGCTGAAATACGAAGTTATGCCGTATCCCAAGGGTGACTCTCAGAGATACGACTCTGGAACAACTGTAAAAACCCAACAACTTTTATTTGTATGAATTATTTTCAAGCTATGAGACTGCTAGACAGGGTTAAGGAAGGCGTACCATATCCCGTACGTTTAATTACTGAAGCGTTAATCCTTACTGGCGACTTGGATGAGTAGATACCAATGGTATACAGCAGAAAAAACATATCCAATGCGGGTGACAGAGTAATCCTAGAGCAAGCAGAAGCTAGAGAGCTGTATCGGAATTGGGAGTGGGGAAAGAATCGTGATCTCATTCGTGCCAGATTGGAGAGAGCCGAAAGAATCTATGGCACTGGTGCTAGAGATCGAATCCGAGCTTACATGGCACAAATGAGAGAAGGAACACTTTTATGACTTTTATGGTTACTTTCAAAGTAGACGCTAACCCTGTTGGCAAACAAAGGGCTAGATACGTTAAAAGGGGAAACTTTGTGCAAACTTACACCCCTGAGAAGACAAGAACCTATGAAACTTTAATCAAAGATGCTGCAATCGAGGCAATGGGTAGTTCAGAACCATTAGAAACCCCTGTAAGCCTTTATCTCTACATTCGAGTGCCAATCCCTAAGTCATGCACTAAAAAGCGTCTAGAAGCCATTTCTGATGGGTCAGAGAAGCCGACAAAGAAGCCTGACGCAAGCAATATCCTCAAGAGCGTAGAAGATGGCATGAACGGGGTTGTCTACCATGACGATTCGCAGATCATAAACATCCACGTTACGAAGGTTTATTCAAGTCTGCCAGGCGTGGATATTTGCGTAAAAGAATGCTTGGACTAAGGGTTTATCCCTATTCCAAACATTCCAAAACAGGAATAACATTTAATTTTTAACAGGAGTTACATCATGGAATCAACTTGGGAATTTGACACCACCATTGGTGCGGGTAGCGAGATCGTTACAGTCGTTTATGAGTATTCATCAGACGAGGATGGCACTTACAACGAGTCCATAAAAGAAGTTTGGTTTGAGGGAAAAAACGTCATTGGGCTATTTTCTGACGAACAGTTTAAAGAGATGGAGTGCGAGGCGGCAATGCGTTTTCAGCACCATAAACTAAACTATAAAACCGAGGATGTATGACCAAAGACGAAATGATTTTGTTTGGTAAGGCAGTTAGTCTTTTAACAAAAGCAAAATTTCATTACAACGCACAAAAAGCCGAAAGAGATGTTGTTGTTGAAGAAATACAAGAATTACTCTGTCGTTATGGCTTGGATTTATTGGCAAAACAATACGAGGATGTATGAACGAACCCACCAAAGCAATTCAATACCTGATCGACACTGCGCCACTGTATGCCAAAGCCAAAGCCGACCGAATGTATCTTGAGGAATTCAGGAAAAGCAGAAAAGCCCAACTCATGAGTCAAGCGGGAACTGAGGTTTTAGGAAAACAAGAGGTTTACGCCTATGCACACGAAGATTATGGGGTGATCTTGAGGGGCATTAGGGAAGCAGTGGAAACCGAGGAGAAGTATCGCTGGCTAATGACCGCAGCACAGGCACGAATTGAGTGCTGGCGAACCGAGCAATATAGTGCCCGAATGGAAATGAAGGCCACCCAATAATGCAATCAAAGAACAAGGCTAAACCCACCGCAAGCGAGAGATTACACATCGCTAGAATCAAGGGTATGCCTTGCATTATTTGTGACGCATCACAGCCAAGCGAATGCCATGAAATAAACCAAGGTCAATGGTTTACATCAATGCCCTTGTGTGCAGATTGTCACCGAGGGTCATTAAACGGGATACATGGTCAACGCAGATTGTGGAACGTCTATAAAATGGATGAACTGTCAGCCCTGAATGAAACCATGCGCAGATTGTTTGAGGAAATGACCACCAAAGGGGATAGAAGCCCCTTTTAAGCCGTTTTCTGGCCTTTTTCATAGCTACTATGCTTGACGTAAAAAAAGAGCCTGAAGCCCCTTAAATTTTAGACGTAAAAAAACCCGCTTTTTAGTGCGGGTTATGGGTTTAGCGTTTGCCTGAAAGTATTCGCAGAATTAGGGCTGCAATTGCATAAATCATAAAACCCCTTAAATTTGCTTGAGTTTGATGACCCGTGCCATTTTTTGGCCATGTGCTGGGTATGCAATCAACGGCACATCTTTAGACCAACATGCACGGCAGCCATTGCAATTTCCACCGTGTTTGTATGCTTCGCACAATTGAACCCCTTCGCGGGCCTGAAATGTAGCGGCATCAGGGCCGATAACTGAGCCGTGCAAACCTTCAATATATTCACCCTGAATAGAATCGCTGGAAAACCTGACTTTTACATTTGGCAGGGTTTCCATTTGTGCAAAAACATGGGCAAATTTGGGGAATTTGTGCATTCTGGTGGGCAGCCAATGGTTAACCCATGGGGTTTGTATCATTACTTCTAGAATTTTCTCAGCAAGGCCAAGGGTGTAAACGTCCCCAGAATCAAACCAACGAAAATATCGGTCAGAATCTAATTCTGAAACCATGTCAGACACCCAATCAAGCCGCTGCCAATCCTCGCGGTTTGAGATTCTAGGGGCTTTAACATTGGGATAATTGTAATTTCCCGTTGTTGCATAGCAGCCCTTGCAAGCATCTACTAATTCACCAGGCGCAGCCCATGAACCAGGGCAAGTGTCTAAAGCTTGCAATGACCATGAACGGGCATTCAATTTTGAGGTTTGAGATATTTTGAGCATGTAACACCTATTTAAAACGTGGAAGGCCCACGGGAAAACGGCCCATTGTGAGCCGCTTCACCTTGAGCCTTTCAAGATATATGCACTATTTGAAAATGCTTTTTCAGGAATTCCACGGGGTTATTGAAAGCATTGTCTAAAGCTTGAGCCGCTTCACTTTTCGGTTGATCTACCCAGCGAATGGCATACAAATGTTTAATTCCGTTTTTAGGCCATTCTTTCAAATGGTGAGCCGTAAAAATGGACGTTCTAATTTTCCCTTCATTTTCACATTGGGTTTGAGCGCCTTTATGGGTTTTGTATCCCTTAGGATTGCCCACAATTTCCCCGTTACAGTCAAAAATAAAAAACATAATTTCCCCCTTATTTAGTTAAAACGTCAAAATAATGCAAAGCCCCAATGCAAAGCAATAGACCGATTGCAATTGCTGCCAGATAGTCTAAAAAAGTGTTTTTCATGCTGTTGCCCCTTGTTTTGCGACTTCACTGATAAGCCATTGAATGTCTGAGTCTGGAAAGTCTGAACAGTCTATTTCACCTAAAACGTGATGCGGTGGGTTTATATCGCTGTAAAGCTCTAAAACCTCAAACTGTTGCCCGTACATCAGGACAATCTGCAAACGCGCTATATAGGCCGTTTTGGCCGTTGCGCGGGCATGTTCTACCCGTCCTGACTTCTTGTTGATAAGTTGATATTCAAATTGTTTCATTGTTGACACCCATTTAAGTTGATAAAAGAGAAGGCTAAAAATCTGACCCTCTCCTATATATACGTGGAAGAATCGTGCCAACCCCCATGTAAGTTGTTGATTTTGCATAAAACCAAAAACCCTAATAGTGGAAACCCTTAGAACTTGGGTATACAATTATTTAAATTATTTAAGGGAAAAAATGGGACGACCTTCAAACCCTCAAACTAAGTACTTTCAAAGAACATTGTCAGACCCTCAAAGAATGATTCTATTGGCGGCTGGTAAGGGTAATTTGTGCCGTGGATTTGAGAATGTACTTGACCTATACAGTGAGGCGCACAACAAGGGTTTCAGGCCTGACATGCCATTGAGTTTTTTAAGTATAGGTCGCGGGACAATAGACAGCCCCAACTTAGATGAACCAGTAAGGGATGACATAAGGGAATCAGTAAGAGAGAGTAAACGCGAATAGTTCTCAATTAGATTAAGTACATGGAAAATGGTGCATCACTCTTTCCCACTTGCATGAAACGTAAACGAGAATCATTCGCATCTAGGGTAAACCCTTAGGTAGAAACCCTTAAGGGTAAACCCTAATCTGTATGGGCAAACAGTACTGTATGGATGAACAGTGGGGGGGGAGGGGGTAGGTTGGGTTGGTAGATATTTGTGTAGCCTCCTCCATTCTGAAAAAGCTAAAATGGAAACACTCCAAGAAAGGGTAAAGTGGAACAATTAAAAAGAGGACGAGGAAGACCAAAGGGAAGCGTCAAGATGACCATACAGAGGTTTGCTGACAATCCACCCCTAGTACTACCTAAGACAGACCATCAACGTCTCAAGGAGCTTAAGGAGCTAATGATTAGGAGTGGTGGTAAGGATGTGGCTCAGAAGGTTATTGAGATAGCCCTTAATGATGACCATCCCCATCAATTGGTAGCCCTGAAGATGTGTTTGGATAGGACTCTTCCTGTTTCTTTGTTTGAAAAGGATAAGTCTCAGAGAAGTGCCGTAACCATCAATATCACGGGACTAGGACAAGAACCTACTATTATTGATGAACAACCTGAAGATGTAGAGGCTAAATATGGCTGATCTGAACTTTAGTCTACTTCCTTGGCAACAAGAAGTCTTTAAAGACACGACTCGGTTCAAGGTTGTGGCTGCTGGGCGTAGGTGTGGGAAGAGTAGGATGGCGGCAGTTACCCTTCTGATTGAAGGACTCAAGTGTCCACAAGGCTCTGCGGTTCTTTACGTTTCCCCAACGATGGGACAATCAAGACAGATTATCTGGGACTTGTTGCTAGAACTTGGTAGAGAGGTTATTCAGTCGTCCCATGTGAACAACCTAGACATTACCCTGATAAACGGGGCTAGGATATACGTTCGTGGTGCTGATAGACCCGATACCTTGCGGGGTGTGTCTTTGACCTATGCCGTTCTTGATGAAGTTGCGGATATTAAGCCTGAAGCGTGGGAACAAGTTATTCGGGCTTCACTTTCTGACAAGCGTGGGAGGGCCTTGTTTATTGGGACTCCCAAGGGGCGCAACTGGTTCTATGATACCTTTAAACTAGGTGAGAGTGAAGATGATCCTGATTGGAAATCTTGGCACTTCACCACCGCTGATAACCCTTTGATTGACCAAGCAGAGATTGAATCCGCTAAAAAGACCCTGAGTTCTTTCGCTTTTAAGCAAGAGTTTATGGCATCGTTCACCAATGCGGGGTCTGACATCTTCAAGGAAGAGTGGATTAAATACGGGGTTAAGCCTGAACATGGAAGCTATTACATCGCTGTTGACTTAGCAGGATTCGAGGAAGTTGCCAAACAAGCAGCCAATTCCAAGAAGCGGTTGGACGAGTCTGCTATCTCAATCGTTAAGGTGACAGACGATGGGAAGTGGTTTGTTGAGAAGATTGAACACGGGCGATGGGATATCCGTGAGACCGCTTCTAAGATTCTGATTGCTATTCGTGACTATCGACCTTTGAGTGTTGGGATAGAGAGGGGGGCGCTAAAGAACGCTGTTTTACCCTATCTGAGCGACCTTATGCGAAAGAACAGCACCTATGCCCACATCATAGATTTGACCCACGGGAATAGAAAAAAAGCGGATCGAATCATCTGGGCTTTACAAGGTAGGTTCGAACATGGCAGAATTGTGTTAAATTCGGAAGAAGATTGGGATGAGTTCGTAGACCAGTTAATCCTGTTCCCTGCACAAGGGGTTCACGATGACTTGCCTGACTCCCTTAGTTACATTGACCAGCTTGCTGTTACATCTTATATGGAAGAAGATGAGAGCGAGGAATGGCAACCAGTAGATATTATTAGTGGGGTATAAGATGGAATATCAAGAACCAACCGAGTCCGACAAGGAAATAGTTAACTTTGTTGTTAACCATTGTGATCGTTGGAGGGATTGGCGAGATGTTAACTGTCTTGATGATTGGCTAGAGTACGAGCGCATCTTTAATGGCGAGTGGGATGTCCAAGACAAGACTAGGGACTCTGAGCGTAGCCGTATTGTTACCCCCGCTACCCAACAAGCCGTAGAGACACGCCATGCCGAAATCATGGAAGCCATCTTTGGTCAGGGCGAGTTCTTTGACATTCAAGACGATATTCGTGATGTCAATGGTAGTCCCCTAGATGTTGCTGCCATCAAAGCACAACTCATGGAAGACTTCAAAGTAGACAAGATTCGCAAGTCTATTGACCAGATTGAGCTGTTGGCTGAGATTTATGGCACTGGAATCGGTGAGATTGTTGTCAAAACAGAAAAAGTCTTTGTTCCCGCTACTCAAGCAATACCTGGTCAAATGGGACAAGCCGCTATCGGAGTAGTAGAAAAAGACCGCATTGCAGTCAAGATTGTTCCTGTAAATCCCCGTAACTTCTTGTTTGACCCTAACGGAACATCTATTGATGACTGTATGGGTGTGGCTATTGAGAAGTACGTCTCTATCCACAAGATCGTCAAAGGTCAAGAAGAAGGCATCTACCGAAAGGTCAAGGTCGGTACTGACTCTATGGATACAGACTTAGAGCCTACACAAGAAGTCTCTCAGTATGAAGATGATAAAGTAAAACTTCTTACTTACTATGGACTCGTTCCCCGTGAGTACCTAGAACAGTTGGAAAACGAAGATGGTGAAGTAGAGGATTTCTTTCCTGAAGACACCATCCAAGACGAATATTCCGATTTGGTCGAAGCAATTGTCGTGATTGCCAATGATGGAACGCTTCTCAAAGCAGAAGCCAATCCATACATGATGAAAGACCGCCCAATCCTTGCTTATCAGGACGATACAGTTCCTAATCGCTTATTGGGTCGTGGTACTGTTGAGAAGGCTTACAACTCACAAAAAGCCATTGATGCCCAAGTGCGTAGCCACTTAGACTCTCTTGCTCTAACAACTAGCCCAATGATGGCTATGGATGCTACTCGCCTCCCCCGTGGTGCTAAGTTTGAAGTAAAGCCAGGTAAAGCTATCCTGACAAACGGCAATCCCAATGAGATTTTGTTCCCGTTCAAGTTTGGCAATACTGACGGGTCTAACCTGACAACTGCCAAAGAGTTTGAACGTATGCTTTTGATGGCAACAGGCACTCTTGACTCACAAGGAATGGTCACTGCCGTTTCCAGAGATGCGGGTCAGGGCGGTATTTCGATGGCTACTGCCTCGATTATCAAGAAATACAAGCGTACCTTGGTGAACTTCCAAGAGGATTTTATGATCCCCTTCATCACCAAAGCCGCCTAT